GAGGGGTGCGTGCTATGAAACTTTTCCATTCCGCTCGGCCGGTTTTCGCAATCGGACGGAACGAGGAACCGCCGCCGGCGAGGAGCGCGCCTGATGGCTCGGCCTCCGAAGCGCGGCATCGCGGCGGACGAACTCGCCTCGCTGGCCGGCGTCTCGCGATCGACGCTGGACCTTCACGCGAAGGCCGGCGCGCCGATGCCGAAGACGAAGGCCGGCGTCGCGAAGTGGCTGCCGAGCTACCACGCCTGGAGGGAGACGCAGCGCCGGCAAGCGGGCGCGCCGGTGTCGCGAGCGCCGAACCCGGAGGAAGTGAAGGTCACCATCGAGCGCAAGCGGTGGCTTTCGATCCTCGCGAAGATCGCGGTCGCCGAGAAGATGGGCAAACTGGTGCCGCGCGACGAAGTGGTGGCGTCGCGCAGCATGGCGATCCTGACGGTGAAGAACCGCCTGTTCACCTTGGTGAAGAAGTTCGCCGCGCGCTTCGGTCCGCTGATCGGTCCGAACGGCGAGGCGTTGGCCGAGGGCGAGTTGCTGGCGGAGGTCACCGACATCTGCACAGCGTTCGCCCGCAGCATGGAGAACGAAGTCCGTGAAGCTCCAGAAGCCGCCGCCGCTCAATCGGGATCCTTCGATCCTGCGGAACTGGTTGCCGCCGAAGACGATGACGGTGAGTGAGTGGGCCGACGAACACCGTGTGCTCGATCCCCTGTTCGCAAACGAAGGCGGTCCCTGGCGAACGTCGCGTGTGCCCTACGCTCGCGAGTGGATGGACAGCGCGTCGTGCCGCCACGTGCGTCGCATCACGATCAAGGCGAGCACGCAGGTCGGCAAGACGGAGGCGATGAACAACGTCGCCGGCTACTTCATCCACCAGCAGCCGTCGCCGGCGATGATCGTGCTGCCGCGCCGCGACGACGCTCGCCTCGCGGCGGAGCGCCGCATCCTGCCGATGGTGCTCGCGAGTGAGGCGCTGCGCGGCGAGAGCACCGACCGCGCGCACGACATGAAGAACCGCGAGTTCGCCTTCCGGCGGTGCGTGTTCTACCTCCGCGCGGCGCAGTCGCCGGCGGACCTCGCGAGCGTTCCGGTCCGCCTCGTGCTCGGCGACGAGTGCGACAAGTGGCCTTCGTGGACCGGGCGCGAAGCGAACCCGCTGTCGCTGGTGATGGAGCGCACGCGCACGTTCTACGATCACGTCGTCATGCTCGCGTCGACGCCGACGACGCGCAGCGGCTTGATCCATCGCGAGTGGGAGTCGGGCGACCGGCGGCACTACTGGATGCCGTGCCCGCACTGCGGTCACGCGCAGGTGTTCGAGTGGCGCAACGTGCGGTGGGACAGCGACAAGATCACGACGGCCGAGCAGATGCGCGAGCAGCGCGAGGCGTGGTATCGCTGCGACCGTTGCGAGAAGCGGATCGACGACCGCGACAAGGCCACGATGGTCGCGAACGGCTGGTGGGTTCCGAGCGGCCGCGACGCGATCGAGTGGAAGCGCAGCGGCGCGGCGGCGGACCGGCACGACCACCGGAGCTACCACGTGTGGGCCGCCTACTCGCCCTGGGTGCAGTGGTGGAAGCTCGTCGCGCAGTTCCTCGAATCGAAGGGCGACCCGGCCCGGATGATGAACTTCGTGAACTCGTGGCTCGCCGAACTGTGGGAGGAGCGAGTCGAGGACACGAGCGATGCCGCCGTCGCAGCGTGCGTGCAGCCTGACCGGATGATGTGGGAGACGCCGGCGGCGGTGAAGGTCGTGACCGCCGCGATCGACGTGCAGAAGGACCGGCTGGAGTGGGCCGTGCAGGGCTGGGGCGACGACGAGGAGAGTTGGATCATCGCGGCCGGCAAGACGTCGTCGTGGAAGGAACTCGGCGAGATCCTGTTCCTGTCGACTTGGGGCGAGCAACAGCTTCGCCTGCGCGTGTGCCTGATCGACTCGCGCTTCCGCCGCGACGAGGTCTTGGACTTCGCGCGGTCGTGGAACCCGGTCGTGAAGATGGTCGCCGGCGTCGAGCGCGACACGCCGGTTCCGTTCGGCACCATCCGCATCGACAAGCACCCGCGCACCGGCCTGATCCTGCCGAACGCGATGACGATCTGGACGGTGAACGTCGGGTGGTTCAAGGACATCGTGGCCGCGCGCATGTCGAAGGCGATGGCCGAGGCCAAGGACAACGACAGCGCGCCGAACGCGGGCCGCATCCACCTGCCTTCGGACCTTCCCGAAGGCTGGCTGAAGCAGTTGGCGAGCGAGCACAAGGTGAAGGAGCGCACCGGCAAGAACGAGCGCCTGCGGTGGATCCTGAAGCCCGGTCACGCGCGCAACGAGGCGTGGGACCTCCTCGTCTACAACGCGGCGGCGGCGCGCCTGATCCGCGTGGACACGCTGCGGTCGCCGGGCAACATCCCGGCTCGCCCGCCGCGACCGACACCGCCACCGCGCCCGGAACGAAAGCGTGGAGGCGGCTGGAACAGCTTCCCCAAGCTGGGAGGCTGATCCATGCGACCGACCGACGACGACGACGAGACCCTGCCGATCGTGCCCTTCGTGCCGTTCCGATGCCCGACGTGCGGGCGGCACAAGCCGTTCACCTACAAGGTGCGCGGTCGCCTGCGCTACCACCGCTGCCAGCACTGCAACCGCAAGTATCGGAGCTTCGAGGTCGGTGCCGACTCGGTGAAGGACTGGAAGCCGCCGCCGACCATCGACGGGTGACCGTCCGCAGGGCGGACAGCGCAGAGCAGGGTTCGCGGCGCGCGACGGCACACTGCCTGCCGTCATGCCGGACTACACGCACTACTACGCGATCATCGGAGACGGGCACGTCTACGGCCGTTCGGCTCCGCCGCCGCTCTGCGTCGATCCGCTGGCCGGTGCGATCGTCAACTTCTTCGGTGCGACGCAGAACCCGGTCCTGAACACGATCATGCGCGGCGCGACCAGCGGCGCGATCGCGCGCGTGACCGACGCATCGAACGCGGCCAACGGCAGCGTCACCATCGAGCAGTTCGGCATCATCGCCTTCCGAGGAGGCGAGACCATCAACTTCGACAGCGGTGGCTCGGCGACCGTCGGGACGTTCATCACCGCCGGCACGCACCCGCTTTTGGAGCAATACATCCCGCAGCGCCAGGACGCGCTGACGAACTCGTTCGTGCCGAACGACGGCGTGAGCGACCTTCCGTGGTGGGACCGCAACAGCAAGGTCGCGCGCAACATCAACATCGCGGCGGGCTTCACCGGCGCGTTCGCCAAGGGCGACCGCGTGACGACGTCGGGCGGCGGCGCGTTCACGGTGCATCTTGTGACCGCCGGCGCGGCCGGTTCGCTCGACCTGAAGGTGATTCGCGAGACTGGCACGATCGCCGCTGCGCAGACGGTGACGAACACGACGCAAGCCGGCGGCGGCACGATCGCGACGCTGGAGGCAGCGACGACGGCGGGCAACTGGTTGCCGTTCCACCCGATGCCGAACGTCGGCGGCACCGGCACCTACTTCGAGTTCATCCCGAAGGGCAACGGTCGAGGCTCGATCGCGGCCGAGACTTGGCTGCTGCGCAAGGCCTACGAGAAGCACGTCGCCAGCCTCAGCGCGAACGATCGCGGCACGCGAATGATGCCGTTCGCGACGTTCGACCACAACCCAGGCGACAAGGCGTTGCTTGGCGGCGTGACCGTGCAGACCGTCGAATGCACCGGCACGTTCCCGACGAACTGGACCCTCGGCGAGACGATCAGCGGCGGCTCGTGGTCGGCGAAGCTCGCCGGGTTCAACGCGACGCTGAAGCACATCTACGTCACCGACGTCAACGGCCAGACCCTCGGCGCGGTCGCCGTGACCGGCGCGACGTCGGGCGCTTCGGCGACGAGCACGGGCGCGGCCTACGGCTTCCAGAAGGGTTCGCGCTACTGGACGCAACTGCTCGACGAGATCACCCTGGCGCAGAGCAAGCCGGGTGCGCTCTACGCCGGCAGCGCATCGCGCTGGGAAGGCGTGTTCCTGATGATCTGGGAGGCCGAGCTTGGACCGTTCGCTCCGGGCCTGTGCCCGTGGCCGACGACGTCGAAGATGGAGCAGTCGTGGGTGACGTTCATCACCGACCTGCGCACGCAACTCGGACGCGCTGACTTGCCGATCGCGCTGTGGCTGATGGACGTGCGCTCGCAAGCCGTTTCCGTCCAGCAGTTCGGCGTGCCATTCAGCTACCTCCTGCACCTCGTCTTCCCGAGGCTGACGGCCCTTCTCGACAACGTCACGCTGGTCACGTGCGAAGGGATGGAGGGCTCGACGGCCGCTGCGTTGCCCTACCCGTCGTCGATCCTGTTCCTGCGCACCGAGGACTACCTGCAACTCGGCTATCGCGCGTGGCGGTCGCTGGAGTTCGCGCAATACGTGATCCCGTCGGGCGACTTCCAACCGCTGCCGTTGATCTTCATCGGCGGGCAGTCGCAGGCCGTCGGCGGCATCTCGTCGGCGTGGATGCAGTTCGACCGCGACCCGGAGCTTTACAGCAGCGCGGTGTTCCCTGGAGTCAGTTCCGCCGACCCGGCGGTGCTGATGTGGAACGCGCAGGACAACGTGATGTCGTGGCAGACGTTCGACGTCGCGATCAACGGCAACACGTTCTTCGGCCAGGGCGGCTTCAGCGGTTTGCAGGTCGCGCTCGCCCAGCGCATGAAGCGGCGCTTCTCGACCGGCGCGGGCTCGGCCGAGATTGGCTTCATCCACCTGCCGGTGAACGGTTCGAGTTGCGGCGCGGCCGGAAGCGTTGGCCCGACGTGGGATCCTGCGGGCGCGACTCGCCAGACGGTGTCGACGACGTTGACCTGCACGGGCATCGCGGCGACGTCGATGGACCCGGCGCTCGGCCGCTTCACGGGACCGGCCGGCACGTTCGCGGCGTTCTCGGTCGGCGGCCTCGCTGACGTGCAGGGCAGCGCCCTGGGCTTCCTGGGAAGCGGCGGCAACAACAGCCCGCCCTACGGACTGTCGCGCATCTACCGCAAGGCGGCGGACAACAGCTACGTAGACCTCGAAGGCGCGTTCGTCACCGAGGGTCCGCGCACGTTCACGTTGCAGCACGGCCCGGTCGCGCTGTGGCCGCTGGTTCGCAACCAAGTCCGTTCGGCGCTGGAGAAGTGCGCGACGCAACTCCGCCGCGTGCCGAAGCCGGTGCTGATCGTCTGGTGGAACGCGGAGTCGGACCTGCAAAGCGTCGGCAACTACCAGGAAGCCCTCGCCCGCGTGCTGGAAGGCATCCACGGGATCTTCGGCCAGAAGCACAAGGGCGAGACGAAGACGGCGACGGTCATCATGCAGTTGACCCGGCGCACGCCGTGGCCCGTTCCCGATGCCGACATCGAGACGGCGATCGCCGCGCAGCAGGCCGTCGCGCAGGCGTTGGGCAACGCGGCCGTGGTCAACACCGACAAGCTGCCGATGGAGTCGGCCGGGATCTACCCGCGCACGATCCGCCAGCACAACGGCGTCCACCACACTCCGCGCGGCTACATCATGGCCGGCTACATGGCCGACGAAGCCGCCGGCCAGTTGATCGGCATTCCCGATCACCCGGATGGGAGCGCCGCTGCCGACTTCGGTGCAGACAGCGGCGCATTGATCCAAGGCGGCACCGACCTCGTGGGCGACCAGGGCTCCACCGAGGACAGGGATTCCCTGGTGTTCGAGGGCAAGCCGGTCGAGGACGCTCCGCTCGTCGCGGAGGGTGCGGCCGCAAGCGGCACCGACGACCTGACGGTCGAAGGCGCGGGCGACATCCTCGACGCGATCGACGCAGCCATCCTGACGGGTGCGGACATCGCCGGCTACACGGTGAACGGCCGCACCGTGCAGAAGCGGTCGCTGACGGAACTGATCGCCGCGCGCAAGCACTACCTCGCCGAGCAGGCGCGGAAGCAGGGCTTGCGCCGGACCCGTGTGAGGTTCGACGTATGACCAAGCGCATCAAGGGCGGCGAGCAGCGCAAGCCGATCTACGCCGGCGCGACCGGCAAGCTGGCGAAGGTGTTCGACAGCGCGGTGGCGATCGTCGCGCCGCGACTGGCCCACCGGATGCGAGTCGCGCGCATCCAGAACGAAGCCGTCCTCGCCTACGAGGCCGCCAAGGTCACGCGCACCGAGCCGGCTCAGAGCAGCGGGAGCGCCGATGGCGAGATCCTGCCGGACCTGAAGAAGCTCCGCGACATCAGCCGCAACACCGTTCGCGACGACGCGCACGCGGCGTCGGCGGTGCAAACGCTCGTCGAGAACATCGTCGGCGACGGCATCCGCCCGCAGGCGACCTGCACGCCGGAGAAGACCGGGCTGTCGCCGGAGGCGTGCGAGGAGTGGAACCGCGCGTGCGAAGCGGCGTGGGAACGCTGGGCCGAGAACGATGCGGACGCCACGCGGCGCGGTTCGTTCTACGACCTCCAGGCGCTCGCGCTGCGCTGCGACATCGTCGACGGCGACGCGATCGGTCACGCGGTCATCGGCGGTGACGGCTTCATCTCGTGCGAACTGATCGACGCCGACCGGCTGGAGTCGCCGGGCTTCACCGACACGGACACGATCCGTGGCGGTGTCGAACTCGGCCCGCACGGCGAGCCGGTCGCGTTCCACATCCTGCGGTCCCACCCCAACGACTGGTTCCTCGGCGTCGCGTTCGACTCGAAGCCGGTCCGGGTCGAGGCCGAGGACAAGGGCATCAGCCTCGTCCAGCACGTGTTCTCGCGGAAGCGGCCCGGCCAGACGCGCGGCGTGCCGTTGCTGGCGGCCAGCGCCAGCTACACGCGGCACCTTCACCACTACCTGAACTCCGAACTGATCGCCGCGCGCGCGAACAGCAACGTGGCGTTGTTCATCAAGCGCCCGGCGGACACCACGGACCGCGACATCTTCCCGGTGCAGGACGACGAGTCCGCGACCGGCCAGCACTTCGTCGAGGAACTGACGCCGGGCACGATCGAGTATCTGAACGAGGGCGAGGAGATCGCACCGTTCACGCCGAACCGGCCGGGCAGCGCGTTCGAGCCCTTCGTCATCCGCATCCTGCGCGCGATCGCCGCGAGCATGGGGCTGTGCTACGAACTGGTCGCGAAGGACTTCGCGAACATGAACCTGTCGAGCGCGCGCGCGGTCCTGCGCGAGTGCCGGCGCGGGTTCGACAACACCCGCCGGCGGCTGGTGCGGAGCTTCTGCACGCCCTGGTGGAAGAACGTGATCATGATGGAAGTGCGGGCCGGTCGCCTGAAGGCACCGTCGCCGAAGTTCCTCGATGACCCGACTCCGTTCCTGACGGCGCGGTGGGTCGCTCCGAGCTACGGGATGGTGGACCCGGTCACCGACGTCGAGGCGAGCATCGCTTCGGTCGGCGCGAACCTGTCCACGCCTTACGAGGAAGCCGCGCGCAGCGGGCTCGACGCCGAACAGGTGTTGCGCGAGCGCGCCCGCTTCCTGAAGCGCGCTGCCGAGATCGAGGCCGAGTTCGGTCTGGACAAGGGCACGCTGACCACGGTTCCGGGTGCGTCGTCGTCGCAGCCTGCGCAGCGCAACGGCGACGCACCCACTTCCGACGACGGCGAGAAGGCCGACAAGAAGAAGGCCGCGAAGGAGACTGCCGAATGAACGCTGCACTGCTCGATGCCAAGCCCGGCGAGGTCAAGATCCCGCGCCGCGCGATGTTCCTCCGCGACCCGGCCGAAGACGTTCACCTAGAACTCGGCAAGGGCGAGGACCCGAAGCGGTTCACGATGGTCGCGCTGACGGGCAAGCCGCTCGCGCACTGGTGGTTCGGCACGCTCGCCATCGAACTGTCGGGCATCCGCATGAAGAAGACGCTGCCGGTCCTGAAGGACCACGACAGCGACCAACGCCTCGGCTTCACGACGAACGTGACGCACGTGCCCGGCAAGGGCATCGTGGCCGATGGCCGGCTGATGGAAGACAGCGAGTCCGCGCGCGCGGTCCTCGCCGACGCGAAGCAGGGCTTCCCGTGGCAGGCCAGCACCTACCTCCAGGCGCACCGCATCCTGCGCGTGCCGCCCGGTGAGGAAGCGAAGTGCAACGGGCAGCCGGTGAAGGGGCCCGCGACCATCTTCCTCGAATCGACGCTGCGCGAAGTCACGTTCTGCGCGCTCGGCGTCGACGACGACACCTCTGCGACTCCACTCTCCGGCAACGTCGCCGGCGAGGAGGTCGCCGTTCTCCTGAGCCTGCCGACGCAGGATCAACCCATGACCACCGAAGTCCAGACGGCCAACAAGGCCACCGAGGGCGGCAAGGCCGCCTCGACTCCCGAGCAGAAGATCGACACCGCCGCGTTGACCGAGGCGACGCTGAAGGCCGAGCGCGCGCGCGTCGCCGCGATCCAGGCCGGCAGCGCCGAGGCGCAGGTCGAACTGCGCAACAAGCTGATCGCCGACGGCACGCCGGTCGAGGCCGCCCTGGCCGCGCTGAACAAGGACCTGATCGAACGCCTCGCGGCGAGCTCGAAGCTGTCCGTGAACGGCACCGCCTCGCTGGCGAACGGCAACACGGCGAACGTCGCGGCCACGTCGGCCGAAGACGCGAAGCTGAAGGCGATGCCCGACGGCGAGGAGAAGTGGAAGGCCGAGTTCGCGGCCGACGCGAAGCTGCGCCAGGAGTTCGGCGGCGACGTCGACCTCTACCTCGGTTTCAAGGTGAACGAACAGCGGCGCGCGGCGGCGTCGCGGCGGGCCGAGTAGTCCCGCACGGAAGCCGCAGGCACACCCACAAGAAACAAGGAACAGGAGCTAGCTACACATGACCGGACAACTGAAGGGCTTGGGCTCGCGCGCGATCATCGGCGCGTTCATCAAGCGGTTGGAGGAGATCCAGCAGTCGGGCTGGACGCGCGACCTCGCACTGATGATCGACTCGAACCAGGAGTCGGAGACCTACACCTTCCTCGGCGACACGCCGGCGATGGTCGAGCACGTCGGCGGGCCGCGCCCGAAGAAGACGCTGAAGCCGTTCGAGTTCACCGTGAAGAACAAGCGGTGGTCGGCCGGCCTGGAGATCGACGAGGACGACCTGCGCCGTGACAAGACGACGCAGATCCTCGTGCGCGTCCGCGAACTGGCCGCGCGCGCGGCGCAGTTGCCGCAGAAGGTCATCAGCACGTTGATCAACACCAACGGCAACGCCTTCGACGGTGCCGCGTTCTACCACGCCTCGTCGCACGTGAACGCGAACGGCGACACGATCGACAACGCCATCCAGGTCGCGGCGGCGACCGGCACCACGCCGACCACGGCGGAGATGGAGACCGGCGTGCTGACCGCGATCGAGAAGATCCTGGGCTGGAAGGACGACGCCGGCGAACCGCGCAACGAGTTCGCGAAGAAGTTCCTCGTCATGGTCCCGGTGAGCATGTGGAAGCAGCTCAAGGGCGTGCTGAAGAACGACTACATCAGCAGCGGCGTGAGCAACACGCTGAAGGCCACCGAGTTCGAGGTCGTGCCGGTGATGAACCCGCGCCTGACCAACTCGGCGATGCTCTACGTCCACCGCGCCGACGGTGACGTGAAGCCGTTCGTCTGGCAGGACGAGGTCGCGCCGATGATGGAGCCGCTGGCCGAGGGCACCGAGTATCAGAAGCTCAACCTCGCCCACCTCTACATGGCGAAGCGCATCGGCAACGGCGGCTACGGCCGCTTCGACCAGTCCTGCCGGGTCGAGTTCACGTAGTCGGAGCCGCGCGCGTTCGCGCGCGCGGGACAGGACCACAACGGCAACCACGCCACCTTCCCTTTCAAAGCAACCGAACAGGAGACAACAATGGCTCTCAGCAGCAGCAAGCAGCGGACCTTCCGTGCGACGTCGCACGAGATGGTCATCCCGATGCCGATCAAGGCGAGCGCGACCATCTACGAGGGCGCGGCGCTCAAATCGAACGGCGGCTACGTCGATCCCGTGAGCGGCGCGGGCACGTTCCTCGGCTTCGCGATGGAGAACGGCGTCGGCGGTGCGAGCGACGGCCTGAACACCATCATGGTGCGCGTGGCTGGCCTCGTCGAACTGCCGATCAACACGGAGACGCCGGCGCAGTCGGACGTCGGCGCGGCGGCCTCGGTGGTCGAGGCGACCGACGACGACACCTTCCGCATCGAGCGCGCGGCGACCATCACCGGCACGGCGATCGGCAAGATCGTGGGGCTGGTGTCCTCGACGGTCGCGCTGGTGTCGTTCAAGGCCGCGCACATCGCGTAGGCCAATGGCGAAGGTCTTCGAGTTGCGTGACGTCGAGTCGGGCAAGGTCCTCGCGGCCTTGCACACCGTCGACGACGTCACGCCGGGCGACCTCTACCTGCTCCTGCGCGCCGGCGACTTCCACGTCGAGCCGGCGCGCGAGGGGCTGGAGGGGTTCCCTCCGAACTTCACGCCGAAGGGCTACCAACGCAGCAAGGCACGAGGCTCCCGATGACACTGCGACAGACGATGGCGCGCGACGCGCGCGCGCTCGCGAACCTGAACGAGTTCGGCGAGCACATCACCTACATCTTCAAGGACGGATCGCCGAACCGAACGGTGCTCGCCGTCGTCGATCGCCAGGACCTCGAACCCGCTGCCGGCAACGTGCAGCAGGTCGCCCGGTTGAAGGCCATCGTCGAGATCCCGAACAACTCGGACACGACCGTGTTCGGTTGGGTGGCCGACGATGGTATTCCTCGCGTCCAGCCCGGCGACAAGGTGCTGATGGTCATGCGGCTTGGCGACGTCGCGGTGACCGCGCGCGTGACCCGCGTGCTGTCGCAAGACGAGGGGATGTTCCGCGTGGAGGTCGTCGCGTGACGAGCGCATCGGCACTCCTGCGAACGGTCGGCAACAACGACGCCATCCGCCTGACGGTCGATGCGCGCGGTGCCGCCGCCGTTCTCCAGGCCGCGCCGAAGATCGTCTACTTCCGCGTTCGCGACTACCTGTTCCAGATCCTCCTGCAACACCGCAAGCTGTGGTTGCAGATCAAGGGCAACAAGTTCGGGCGCGGCACGACGGGCGAGACCGGGTCGCCGATCCGCGTGCGCCAGATCAACGACGGCGGCGGACCGGCGCGCCCCAACGACGTCGCCTACGCCGTGTCGCCAAGCGACAAGCGAGCGCCGTCGTCTGCCGGCGCGCGTGACCTGCTCGGCCGGCTGTCGGCGGAGATCTACACCGGCAACGTCGTGTTGCCCATCCACGAGTTCGGCACCGACATCAACTCGACGCGCTGGATGTCCGTGCCGGTGAAGACGCGGCCGTCGTCGCCGGCGCGGTGGAAGGCCAAGTATCCGAACAAGGAACTGCTGGCCCTGCCGAGCAAGCGCGACGCGAAGGTCCTGCTCTACGAGAAGCAGAAGTCGCGCGCGAAGCGCGGGCGACCGAAGAAGGGCGAAGCGCCGGCGTTCAAGGAGCGGTTGCGCCTGCGCTTCATCCTGACGAAGACCGTCGACATGCAGCCGACGTTGCGGCTCTACGACACCTGGGAGCAACTGGCGGCCGAGCGCGAGAAGGCGTGGGGCGCGACGGCCGACAAGATGCAGACCGACTTCCTGAAGAACGATCCGAGGGACCGCTGATGGCGAGCATCCGCGACAACATCCTGGGCGCGTTGGTGACTCGCCTCGCGACGATCAGCGGGTGGGACGTCCAGCTTCGCGGCGCGGTGAACACCGCCGACGCTGCGGTGAAGGCCGTCGTGTTGTTCGTCGCCGAGGACAAGCGCCTCGCGAACAACGAGCACTACGTCTGCACGATGCAGGTCGCCGTGTTCTTGACCGCGCGCGCGGAGGACGCACACCCGACGACGGACGCCGGCAACCCCTACCGCTACCTCGACCGGCTCGTCGTGCTTGCCGAGAAGAAGATCCACGACCCGGACTCGTGGGGCCTGAACCCTGACTTCACCGACGTCGTCGTCAACGGCCACGACGTCTCCGATCCGACCGAGGAGAACGAGGTCACCGCGCTGATGCGTCTGACGTTCACCTACCGGCACGACTACCAGGACCCGGAGGCGTAGCCGTGGCGTCAACGCAGAACGATGCCCTGCCGATGCCGTCGTCGGTCGCCGTGCGCTGCGCGCAGGTCCGCCGGCAGAGCACCGCCGGCGACTTGTTGTTCACGCACCTGCCGGATGCGTCGCTGTCGCCGCGCCAGTTCACGTTCTCGTGGGCCCGGCACGGAGCGGTTGCAGACGCGATCCGTCGCCACTACGAAGACCATTGCCTGAGCACGTTCACTGTGACCCTGCCGAGGACCGGCGAGGTCGTGCATGTGCGCTGGTTCGGTCCCCCTTCGATCGGTTGGAACAGCGCCGTCGCAGCCAGCGTGACCGGCGAGTTCGAGGAAGTGCTGGCGCACGAGTGAGGTAACCAATGCCCATCAACAGGAAGCAGCAGATTCTCGCGAAGATCGAGACGTCCGAAGGCACCAGCGCCAGCCCTGGCGCGAACGACGCGGTGCAGGTGTTCGATCCGTCGCTGTCCGACAACGTCGACGTGCAGGACCGCGTGCACGCCGGCCCGACGCTGTCGCGCGACTTCGCGCCGATCGGCCGGCAGACCCGGCAGATCACGTTCACGTCCGACCTGCGCGGCAGCGGTGACACCAGCATCCCGATCACCGAGCCGGAGTTCGGCCGCTTCCTCCAGGCAGCCGGCTTCCGCAAGTCGACCTTCAAGAAGCTCACGCTCGGCGCGGTCACCGGCACGGGCTTCCAGGTCGGCGAGCAGGTGACGCAGAGCAGCGGCACGATCGTCGGCGTGATCGTCGGCATCATCCAGGCCGGCGCGCCCGTGCATCGCACGACGACGACCGGCGCGCTCCTGTGCATCGCCGTGCTGACCGGCACGTTCACCGCCGCCGCGACGACGGGCTCGAGCAGCGCGTCGACGTCGACGGCCTCGGCGGTCGCCGACTACGAAGGCGTGTGCTACCAGCCGACGTCGCAGAAGCTCGTGAACATCACGATGGCCGCGTGGACGGGCACCGCACCGGTGGCGCTCGGTGAAGTGCTGAAGGTCGAGTCGCCGGCGGGCACCGTGGTCGGCTCGTGCCAGATCATCAACAACAACTCGGGCTTCGTCGACCTCGACGTGACCCTGCTGCACGGCACGATGCTGAACGGCTACACGCTGCGCAGCGCCGGCAACGGCACGACGACGATCAACGCGGCACCGACGCAGGTGCGCACGCCGTCGTTGACGATCAACCACAACCTCGACGGGCGGCTGCGCGAACTGCTGGGCGCGCGCGGCACGTTCAACCTGCAAGGCGAAGTCGGCCAGCCGATGCAGTTCTCGTGGACCTTCAGCGGCGACATCGGCGCGGCGAGCGACACGCCGGCGGTCGCGACCACGGGCCTGTCGACGATCCGCCCGCCGCGCCTGCTCGGCGCGTTCTGCTGCTACGGGCTGGGCGCGGAGGTCTGGCGGCTGCCGACGAAGCGCGTGTCGTTCGACCTGGGCGGCACGGTGAACCCGAACCTGGACGCGAACCGCGCCGGCGGTGCGACGGGCTCGAACGTCACCGACCGCGACCCGTCCTTCCAGGTGACCGTCGATCAGGTGCAGAGCGCCTTCGATTGGGAGGCCGCGCGCAACGCGGGCACGACCGTCCGAATGGTCTTCGTCCTGGGCACGACGCCGGGCAACATCATGGCGATCGTCGCGCCCATCGGTCAGGTGACCGAGGTCTCCATGGGCGACTCGGACGGCATCGCGACCTTCGACGTCACGGTGCGGCCGCGCCGCGTGCAGGAGTCGGGCGACGACGAAGTCTACATCGCCCAACTCTGAGGAACCTGACGATGGCCGTTGCCCGATCGACGAAGGAAGTCTTCGACTACGTGCTGAAGGAGGACCGCGAGCTCCCCAAGGAGAAGCAGACGGTGTTCCACCTTCGGCGTCTGTCCACCCGCCACGCGGTTCGCGCGCGCGACCTTGCCGAAGACCAAGGCCGCATGTGCGAGTTCGCGCTGCGGGCCGGCGTCGCCGGGTGGGACAACTTCGCCGACGAGGACGGCAAGGCCGTGGAGTGCCGGCACGACAAGGGCAGCGTGCCGGTGTTCGGCATCGACGTCGCCGAGCCGATGTCGATGGACAGCCTGAACCGCATCCCGCCGCACGTCGTCGGCGAGTTGGCGACCGCGATCATCACGGGCAACACGCTCACCTCCGATGACGTAAAAAACTGATCCTGGCCGCCGTCGTCGCCTGCGCGCCGCGTGGCTCCGGGTTCGAGCAGGACTGCTCCCAATGCCACGATCCAGCGAAGCGCGAACTGTGGGGCTGCGACGCACCGGCGGCCGAGCCGATTGCCTGGATCAACCCGTGCCCGTTCTGTTCTGGCAACGACGACTCGTGCCCGCACTGCGAGGGCTCGAACCGCGTGCCGGTGCGGCGGTGCCCGAACAAGCTGGTGACCCGTCGCGAACTCGACATGGTGACGGCGGCGGCGCTCGTCGAGAACGGCGTGCTGCCGGACGTCGGCGGCTGGCAGGACCAATCAGCGACGTTCACGGCGGCGTGGCCGATCGTGATGCACGAGATCAACCACTGGCGCGACGTGCGCCGGCGGAACGCGATGAAGCAGAAGTGAGGGCTCGACAATGGTGACCGCCGAAAAGCGCACGTTGCAGATCGAGGCGCGGCTGAAGGACTTCCTCAGTCGCGACCTCAGCCGGACCGAGAAGGCGCTGGTGCGCTTCGGCACGTATGGATCGGCCGCCTTCAAGAAGCTCGTCGGCGCGACGTTCAACCTGAAGACGGCGCTCGGCGGACTGCTCGCCGGCTACGGCGCGCTGCAAGCCATCAGCACGGTGCGCAAGTTCGGCGAGGAGGCGGACGCTCTCCTGAAGTTGGCGGCATCGACTGGCGACCTCGTCGAGAACCTGAGCGAGTTGCAGGCCGCGCTCGAACTCGCCGGCATCAAGTCCGGCGACTTCGACACGGTCCTGCGCGCGTTGCTCACCGCCGAACGGCAAGCGATCGACGGCAGCGACAAGGTGCGCGAGTCGTTCGCCGCGCTTGGCGTCACGCTCGAAGACCTCCAGACCCTCGGACCGTCGGCCATCTTCGAGAAGATCGCGAAGGGCCTTGGCGAGTTCTCGACGGAGCAGGAACGGGCGCTGGCGTTGTCGCGGCTGCTGCCGAAGCAGTTCCTCGCGCTGCTGCCGGTGCTCGGCGGCGGCATCGAGAAGTTCCAGGCCGCGATCCGCGAGGCGCGCGACGTCGGCGCGACCGTCACCGAGTCGCAGGCGAAGGTCAGCGAACGGTTGAACGACGCCTTCACCAAGATCCAGATCGCGCTCGGCGGAGTGTCGCGCGCGCTGATCGAAGCCTTCGGGCCGCGCACGATCGCGCTGCTCGAACGGGTCTCGAAGCTCATCACCGAGAACCGCGACGGTGTCCTCGACGTCGCCGAGGCGATCGGCAAGGGCATCGTCACCGCCGTCAACCTCGCGATCGACGCGGTCATCGGCCTGATCGGCTTCATCGAGTCGATCCCGCTGGTGGACCTGATCGACGCCGACAAGCTGAACGGCGAGATCGCCGGCTTGCAGCGGCAGTTGAGCCTGATCCAGAAGCTCAAGGACATGCAGGCGATCGACGAGAGCAACAAGAACCTCAAGCCCGGACAGCGGCCCGCGTTCTACGGGCCGGGCCAGGGTGACGAACGCTTCGGTGTCAGCAACGGCTTCAACCAGGGGTTCACGTCGCGCGCGGTCGTCGAGGCGATGCTGCCGAAGGAAGACGAGATCCGCGCGCGCATCGCGCAGTTGCAGGACACGTTGCAGAACGGCATCAGCGGCGCGATGCAGAAGACGCGCGAGAAGATCGCGAGCGAACTGAACCGCGCGGTCGAGCAGGTGCGTCAGGACACCGGCGCGAAGACGACGACCGACGAAGCCGCCGCGACGCTCGGCCTGCCGCCGATCAACTCGTGGGAGGAATATGCGGCGGCGTTCGGCGGCGCGATGCAGAAGATCCAGGCCGACAGCGAGGCCGCCGCCGAAGCGACGAAGTCGGTGTTCCGCGAGACGAAGAACCAAGGCGTCGGCTTCGAGCCCGAGGACTCGCCGGACCGCACGAAGGAGCGGCTGGCGTTGACGCAGCAGATCCTGTCGCTGGCGCAGGACCTCGAACCCGTGCAGCAGGCGCTCCGCGACATCGAGCAGCAGCAGGTCGTCCTGTCGCTGATCGACGCGAAGGAGAAGGGCACGATCAACGCGCAGGAGTTGGCGACCGCGCTCGGCTTCGTGAACGCGCAGTTCGAGCGCGCGAAGTCGCTCGTCGGCGGCGGCAACTTCTTCGACGGCTTCAACAAGGGCGCGCGCGCGGCACTGCGGTCGTGGACCGACTTCACCGCCGCCGGCGAGGAAGCCGCCGCGACGCTCGTGGACGGCGGGCTGAACGGCCTGACCGACGCCTTCGCCGACATCATCACGGGCACGAAGTCGGCGAAGGAAGCCTTCAAGGACTTCGCGAAGCAGATGCTCAGCGACCTCGCGCGCATCATCTCGAAGCTGATCGTCATGCAGACGTTGGACGCGATCCTCGGCTACGAGGACGGCGGCGTGCTGCCGGCGATGGAGAAGGGCGGAATCATCCCGATGGCCTTGGGCGGCGCGATCAACCGCAACGGCGGCATCGCGCGACGTCCGACGGTGCTGTTCGGCGAGGGCCGCAACGCCGAGGCGTTCGTGCCGTTGCCCGACAACCGCTCGATCCCTGTCTCGTTCGTCGGCGACGGTGGCGGCGGCGGTTCGCAGGTGAACATCAACATCACCGCGATGGACTCGAAGGACGTGCAGCGCGTGTTGCTGGAGCAGCAGGGCACGCTGCGCACGATCTTCACCAACCAGACCGAGACGAAGAACGGGATGCGGCAAGTGGTCCGCAGGGCGGGAGTCTGATGCCGACGATCCAATACGGCGACATGATCACGCAGCCTGGGACGTTCCAGGTTGTCGGCGCTTCCGGTTCGCAGGCCGGTCCGCCGGGTGGCGACGGCTGGCAGATCGTGACGGCCTTGCCGGCGAACAGGATGCCGACGGGCGCACGGCGCTACGTCATCATGGCCTTCTTCAAGGTCGGCAACCTGCAACCGTTCGGCAACATCCCGGCGAACGCGCGCGGTCTGATCCAGGTGTGCTTGGGACTCGACTCCGGCCTTCGCGCTCCGACCTACCGCTTCCAGATCCCGGTGAGTGAGGCGCTGCCCGAAGCCGAGGGAGTGCCTGGGTTCTTCATGATGATCCAGTCGGTGTCGCCGAG